TTGCGGGCGGGGCGGGGTGGTTATTCTCCAACGATTTCCGCGAACTTGCCGGTGAGCCACTTGAGATATTCTTTTCTGGTGGCGAATTTGCCGTACGCGTGTGGTGTCTCGCAGTATTCGCCTGTTGCGTTCTCATTCCACCATGTTTCGACGTCTACCGTGCCGTCCTCGTTGGTGGTGGCCTTGATGTTGTATCCCTTGAAGCAATTGGTTTCGGTGGTCATTTTGTTTGTCCTTTCGTTTGTTGGTAATTAAATATTACCACATGTGGGGACGCGACACGCCGGACTAGACCCAAGACATGACAATAAACCCCATTCCAGCAAGACCGATAAGGAGAGTAGTCAATGTGAGAAGGACCATAAAATTATCCTCCCACTGAAATGCAATCCACAAAGCGACAGCGGAAACAATCGTAAGCTCCAAGAAACCGACGAATATGGCAATCCTTTTCACTTGGCACCACCCTTGCTGATGGCTTCGCGCAAGAGTCTCACGTCATGCTCCGTCAAGTCCTGCGGCCTACGCACCTGATGACCGAATTGATCACTCAACGCGTTGACGTAAAAACCGAGATTCGTTCCAGCCGCCTGCGCCAATTGGTTAAGCTCGTTGACTTCCTGTGCGGTGGCCTTGTGTTCCTGTGGAGTGGCGGAATAGTCGCGCATTGCCGCCCCGTCATCATCCTTGTCCGGGAAAATACCAAGAACAGCATAGAGCGAATAGCGTCGAGCGTAAGTGACTGCGGAGCCGTTGGCTTGAGGGTCAGGCACGATCAAGAACGGGTACGAGCCAACCGTAATGTTTTCATCTTCGTCGAAAATGATTGTTTCAACCTGCCCGTACGACGTGTTTCCAGCCGATACAGCCCAGCGGACTTCTTGCCTGAACGCGCAACCATTTTGTGCGAAAATCGGTTTAATTGTTTTGAGGATGGTTGCTAAGTTCAAATACTGGTATGTGCGTTTCCCTGCATTGGCAGTGAGGTCGGTCACGAAGTTGGGGACTTCGTTCAGGACTTTCATATATTTTGCGTTTAGGTTGCTCATTGTGGTTCCTTTCAATTGGGTGCCCCGCCCTTGCGGGCGGGGCGGGGTGGGTTTAGAGTGCGTGTTCCTTGAGTAGTTCGGTGAACTCGTCGGTGTCTACCTGTTCATAATCGGTGTAGCCGTTCATGTCGCAGATGGTGCGGAGGTCTTTCGCGGCTCCGTAGGTGTCCCAATTACCATCATCCTGTCCGCTGTTTTCAAGGTAGCTGATGATGTAGGCTTCTGCTGTACTGAGGTTGATTTCCATTTTGTTTGTCCTTTCGTTTGTTGGTAATTACATAATACATCATTGTTGAGTACGACACGCCGAACGCGGTAGAATCTCGCCCAACCGACTCAACCCCCGCGCGCTCTCAAGACCACGGAACCGTTTAGCTGATTGCGCGGACTCTTCCAAACCGCGCCCACTCAACCGTTTCCGCCGATACTCCCAACTCGCCTCACCCTCAATGCCCAGTGCGCGCATTTCACGCGTAATGTCGGCTTCGGAAGGCTTATGGTCACGTTTCCATCTGCACCAAAACGCATTGAGATCGGCGGGCATGAGATACGGACGCTTCTTCGCATATTCCGGGCTTGCGAAAAATTGGCGTATGGCTTCTTTCGCCACGTCCAATCGCATGTCCTGCGCTAACGCTTCCGTCCATGCGGCCACCTGGATATCGGTCACAAGACGATTATCAAAAGCGCTGGCATAGGTTAGGAGCGCCTGCACCTGCAACTTGTTCATTTCAATCCATCCTTACATTCCGCTTGCATCATTTTCACGATTCGCAACATGTTTTGCAAATCACCTTTACGCAGGTATATCCAGAAAAAGCCTTCACGGTAGGTCACAGCGCGCCTAGCAATATCAAACAGGTTGTCCATGTAGAGACAGCACTTCCCCACTTGCATGAGATTGTGCGCGTCCAATGGTTCGCCATCGATTTGCAAGCGGCATTTCTCTCCATTGTCGATAGCCCTCTGTAGATACCATTCCGCTTTCTGCAAGTCTTCGAGTGGGCGCCCCTTAAGTCGGTGCCGCCACACGTATTTTATCGCGTTACCTACGCAAAAGCTGTGATATTGCGCGACTTCAATGCATTCGCAAGGCTTCGTGTTGTCGGCGTAGTGTGCTGGATGATTGATAGTGTTCATTTTGCTCCCTTTGATATGGTTTCAATTCTTCTCCCAAGCCAACGCATAACCGGCACTGCCATGGAATTACCTAACACGCCGATTCGCTCACGGTACCTCAGACAGTCAGTCCATCCAGGCGGGAACCCCTGGAGCGCTTCGCACTCTTCAGCAGTAAGCCGCCTGAAAGGATACACGCCACCCCAAACGTAGGGCGGGTCATTGCGATTATGGCGAAGCAATGTCGGGCAAGCGTCGCTCATTGTTGGCGCAGAAGATTGCGTGTCTATGCGGCATTGGACTTTATTACTTCCTGACAAGCGTCCCTCAAGCCTGCTGGCTCGGAGAGCTTCGGCCTTTTGTCCAGCCTTGCAAGTATCCCCCTGCAAGCTTGCACTGTCATAAAGCACGTTGACGGCACGTCTCCAGTCGTGAGTATTGATGACAAGGAAGATTCTTTTACGTCGTTGGGGTACTCCGAAGTATTGAGCGTCAAGCACTCGCCATGCCCCCCCCTCCACCGCGAGCACCCCAGAGTTTTGAAACGGAATTAAGCAATGTTGCAAAGTCTCTGCCACCATTGGAAGAGAGTACACCTGGAACGTTTTCCCAGACAATCCATTCCGGGTCAATTTCTGTGCAAGCTCGGAGATATTCGAGCATGAGTTGGCCGCGCTGATCATTGAGCCCTTTTCGTTCTCCGGCGATTGAGAACGATTGGCAGGGGCTTCCTCCGACCACAATGTTAGCTGTTCCATGGTATTTATTCCAATCTACTTTAGTCACGTCTCCCAAATTTGGAATATTGGGGAAGTTTTTTGCTAGGACTTTTGAGGGGGTCTTATCAAATTCGCAGGATGCTATAGGCTCCCAGCCTAATGGCTTCCACGCGACGCTCGCGGCTTCGATACCGCTAAAAAGGCTTATGTATTTCATATTCCCTTTCAGAAGTTTGGTGTGATTGAGTCCAGAAAATCGTCAAGGTAAAGAATGAAGTCTTCTTGTGTTGAGTCGTGAAGTTGTGGCTGATAATCAGCGTGTAACCATTGAATGCCACTGGACATTTTCATCCACTTAATACCGGCAAGATACACAAGTATCGTATTGTGGACTTTATCAATCGTCCAGTCTGATGGGGCCACAACATCCATCATGTAACTTTTAGATTGTGCTCCGCTTCTCTGCCGGTTTTCTAAGCCTTTCCATGCTGATAGCCATACTCTGTAGCGTGCTATTTTTTGGTTGTCTTGCACGGTTATTGCGGTTTCGAATATTGCCGTGTCTTTCCCTTTGTCGCATTCCACGACGGAATGCATGTCATATGGTGGGATGTCGTTGAATAGTGTCAACATTGTTGTTTCTTTCGGTTGATTGCCCCGCCCTTGCGGGCGGGGCGAGGGCGGTTGTCACCAAGTCTGCGCGAACTGCTCGACCTGCTCGGCCGTGAACGTCCTAGACGGGTTGTAAAACTCATCGCCCGGCTTGTGGAAGATATATTCGTCATACATTGCGTGGCCTTCATCGTCCACGGCTTGGTCGCGGCTGATAGGCTCGCAGTAGTGGAGTTCATAGTTGAGGCCGTCAAGCTTGTAGCCTTCGTTCCCCCAGCAGTGGAGAAGGTCTGCGTAGCTGTCTGTCCTGGTGAAGCTGTTGCTGGTCATTTTGTTGTCCTTTCGTTTGTTTGGTAATTACATAATACAACAGTTTTGGCTACGACACGCCGGACTCAATCTGAAAGCCGAAGAGGTCAGTTTGCGACTGCATCGCTTGGGCGAGACTCCGAACGTTCCGTTCCGCATTCGTTGCGGGCTTGCGCGCCTGAGGCGGGTCGGGACGGTATTCATCGTTCCACCGTTCCCCATTGAGCCATGTCGCGAAATTCGGGATAAACCTGGTTTCGACATTGGCGCACTGTGCGGCGAATGCCTGCACCTTGGCCATGAGGAAAGCGCTGTTCATGCCTACTTTCGCTTTACGCCACGCCTTATATGCGGCCATCTTGGCGACATGCTTCGGGTAGATCGCCCACAGTTGTTCGAATGCGTTCGGGTATTCTTCGCGCTTATGTGGCGCGGGTTCTACCGGTGCGGGTTCGCGTGCGGGTTCTACCGTGGTAGTCGATTCTGGAGCTTGGTAAAGCGTTTTATCAAGCATGTCAGGTTGTAGTGGCTTAATAGATTCCTCGTCCATCACGACATAGTAGACGTTGCTCGTATTACCCCCATTATCAAGCTTTCGCTTGCTGATGACAATGAGCCCCTTTTCCTCAAGCCCTTTCAGAGCCTTTATCACGGTTGGCTTGCTGAGCATACTCGCGGTGCTGAGTGTTGCTAGCGAGGGGAAGCACTTGCCGTTATCGTCTGTCCTGTCTGCCAGTTCCAAATAGATCAGCTTCTCGTGGGCGTTAGAGAAGTGCTTGTTTCGCATTACCCAATGGCGCACAGACATAAAACCTTGATTGTTTGTCATAATTTTTAGTTTACTCTGGTTTGCGGAAAATTGCAAGTTGGGCATATATTCTTAATTGGTTCTTCTTAAAAAGTTGGTTCTCCTTAAATGGTTATACTTAGGGTCAACGACGTTTACCACCTTTGTAAAAGATTTTTACAAGGGGTCATGCAATGTCGTTTACAAGGTTATTTAATGTCATTTCCTACGCGACACAGACAATTAGACAAAGTCCGCCCATTGCGGTATTATCAAAAATATGGAATACAAAACAGCCAAGGAATTAGCCGCCGAATGGCGAGTAACCCCCGAATCGGTGCGCCGGTGGGCACGAATCGGAGCAATCGAATGCGTCCGCGTCGGTAAGCTTCTACGTTTCCCCATTGACGCCACACCCGATTTTAATATCATCAATAAGAAAGGACTCAAAACCAAGTGAGTAGGCTGACTGCCGAAGGTGAAATTGAATGCGCATTGAAAGCGCACATCACCCAGATGCAGGATTATGACCTTGCCCCACTGCAAGAACAAATAGAGGCATTCCGGAAACCGAAACGGAAACGTCCACTAACAGCTCAACAGCGTGAGCTGGAACGGGCACGTAAACGCCGATACTATCAAGCACACCGTGAGGAACGGTTACAGCATGACCGCGAACAGTACGCGCGAACCAAAAAAGAATACCCACGAAAATACGAGGAGCGTTTAGCGCAGATACGCGAATATAAGCGTTCGAAAAGATTGGAGCAAAACAAATGAACGACCCTATTCTACTGATCGAACACGGACGACTCACCGGCGACCCTGAAATGAAGACCACGAAGACAGGTAAGCAGATTCTGCAATTCACCGTAGCGGGTAACGGGTCGCACAAGGATAAGCAGACAGGCCAGTATGTGGATGACTGCCAGATTTTCATCCGCTGTACCGAGTGGGATATTAACCGCGCTCAAGCCTTGCAAAAAGTGTTGCACAAGGGTAGTGAGGTGCGTTTGGAAACCGCGTTTAATTACTCTTGCGGTACTGACCAGAACGGACAGCCACGAGTGTATTTCGACGCTCGATTCCCGAAGATTACCGTGTATCCGCCCCGTCCGCCGAAGACTCAGCAACCGCAACAGCAGAACACTGGTAGCCCGTCGAATTTCGACGATTTCGGCAATAGCGACGCTTGGGGTGAAACCGCATTTTGAAAACCAAAACGTTAACGTTTAACGCGTATGGCATGACTCCCGCGCCCAAGGGTAGTTACCGGTTCGTGCGGGGGCACGCCATTCCCATGAGCAAAAGGGAGAAGCCGTGGCGTAACCTCGTGTCCGACAATGCGCGCATTGCGATGAAGCGGGAACAATTCACGCAGTTCGGCAAGGATATTCCCGTGTCGGTGCGTATCACGTTTTTCATGCCGCATCCCAAGACCGTGAAACGTCATATGCCTACCGTCCCGCCCGACCTTGACAAACTGTGCCGTGCCGTATTGGACGCCTTGACGGACGCGGAAGTGTGGGTGGATGATAGTCAGGTGGTTGACTTGGGAGCAACCAAAATCTACACGTCCGGTATCCACATCGGCGCACATATCACAGTCGAAGGATTAGCACATGAAGAAGATTAAACAGAACATCGGCCATATCATTGGCAGTCTAGCGGCCATATTGGTTCTAGCGGCTATCGTAATGATGATGATTCTAGTGTGCGTTCTCCTGGTGAGAATCATCCTAAAGGTGATAGGCTTATGAGCTTGACGTGGAAGCAGTTGGAAGCGTTGAGTATGCCACGGAATTCAACGCCGATTGATCTAGATGACCCTGACATTAAAGCAATGGTTGCTGAATGCCGGAAGCCACAGGGCGTGCAAACCGAATTGGAGGTGTTTGACGATGGGTGTTAAGAAAGGAATGGTCAACAATCCTACCGGGAAAGGCGGGTTCGGTGATCATCCCGAGAACGCGTGTAATGGTAGGTGGAGGAAAGAAGACAGCTACACGTACAACGTCAATAAATACGGTCGCATGACCGATATAGAACTGCAAGAGGTCATATTGCAGGCGAAGGGCGGGGAGCTTACGCAATTCCAACGTGCCGCATTGCAGACCGTGCTGGACATGCAGAAGAGGGAAGGTTGGAAGAAGCTAGTGGACACCGTTGACCGTGTTGACGGCAAGGCGTTACAGCCGGTTGAACAGACGGTTAACGGCTATGTTCCACCCACTATCAATATCGAGTTTGTCAAGGGTGATGAAGATGGAAAATGATTTTTGGACTGTGCGAGAATGGCTTGAATTTGTCCAGCATCCAGCGGAGGACATGAGTTATGCAACGGTTCGTTTTGGCCGGTTCTTGTGGGATAATTGGCGACTTACGCGCGGCTCGAAGACTGTCAGCATGGTGAGACGTAATATCAATGGTGTCCGGTCTGGATTGATGAAAGCGTACCCAAGAGAAGAGAAAGCGTATATACTCCGTCTATACCTTGTGTGGCGTGAGAAAGATTTCAACCGTCGCTATATCAGCTGATTTTTACGATACGCTGAGTTGCATTATCGTGCAAGACAATGTATATTATTTCTCGGCAAGAAAAGAAATTTAGCCATCTATCTATATATATAATTTAATTCCCGTCTAGTTTTTTCCTTTCATTTTACGCTAGACGGGGCTGGAACGTTGCGCGAGCGGTTTAAGCGGCCACCCTGCTAAGGTGGTAACTGGCAACGGTTCGGGGGTTCGAATCCCTCACGTTCCGCAATCCTAACGTTAACCTAGGATAAGCGTTAGGCGGTTGAGTACACTACTCTTGCAGTGACTCAGACGCAATATAAAAGGGCGGCTAGTGGGCACGGTCGATAGTGAGGTAACATGTGCTCTCCGGCCAACGGTTGGCGGTCGATAGGATGGCGGCGGTAAGCGCCAATATCCAAGCTGACCAATTTTCCCGTGGTGTAATGGGTAGCACGGCAGTCTTTGGAACTGTTTGTTTTGGTTCGAGTCCAGACGGGAGAGCGAGACGCGGTAGAGGTCAGGTGTCTGCCGCGTGCCATCTGCCTAGTAGGTGGAAGGGCTGTAGTTCAGTGGTTAGAACGGCTAGCTTCGGTTAGTGTATGTCGCGGGTTCAAATCCCGTCAGCCCCCTAGCCGGTACCTAATACCATCACTTGTGTGAAAGGTTATGGAGTGTATCAAAGGTTTTCAGTCTGCGGCACTGACTGACATGAGATTGCAATTTACACTTGCGATAATCTCATGACCATTATTTACAGCCCCTCTAATCGCGCGACTAGAGGGGCGTTTCCATATCTACTAAAATTACGTGTTATGAAAATTCCAGACGATTACGCTAGTCTTTTTTGGTGGACTCACTCACTCACCCCGCCCGCACGCTATTACGTTTTCGAGGGTGGGCGTAGCTCCGGTAAGACCACTACCATATGCCAGTCGCTAGTATTGCGTGGCGCAGTCAAGCCTATTCGAGTCTTGTGTGCTCGTGAGTTCCAAAACTCCATTAACGAATCAGTGAAGAAGAGTCTAGAGGACTCTATACGCATGTTAGACCTTGGCGGATACACTATCACGAAAGACTCGATAGAGCACGAAAATGGGACTAGTTTCGTTTTCAAGGGCTTGCATAATGACCCCGAAACCACTGTCAAAGGTTTGGAGGGTATTGACGTTTGTTTTATCGATGAAGCGCAATTTATTTCCAAGCATTCACTGGATATTCTTCTTCCGACTATCCGCAAGGAAAACAGTACAGTCATTTTTGCCATGAACCCGCTGACACCTAAAGACGAGGTTATGCAACGCTTCGTGTGGGATGCGAACGAGCAGGTGAAAGCGCGAACCATCCACAAGCACGTCACCTATCGAACCGCGCTCAAGGCTGGACTACTGCCGCGGGAAGTGTTGCAACAAGTCCAAGAGGCTAAAGGGTCTCCCGACTTCGCGCACATCTGGGAGGGCAAACCGACCGATAACGTGCTTAACCGCATCATGTCGTGGCAACAATTGCAGTCCGCAGAAACCACCATCATGCCTGACGGTGGCATAACCTTTGGTGTTGACGTTGCACGACTTGGAGCCGACAGGACAGCCGTAGCAGTCAATAGGGGCGGCACTATTATCGATTTAGTCAGTTGGAACCACACGCGTTTAACGGACTCGGCGCAGACCATTAGACAACTGGCAGACCGATACAATCCAGTCGCCATTAATATTGATGACTGTGGTGTTGGCGGTGGTCTAACCGACATGCTTATTGCTGACGGATTACCCATTCAGCCGATTAATTCCGCGTCACGAGCTAAAGACAACACGAAATATCCCAACATCAATAGCGAAATGTGGTTTACTTTCGCTGAGAAACTAGTAGCCGGTGACATACATTTCATTCATTCACTGCCTGATAAAAACGACTTGTTCGAAGAATTAAGCACGCGTGAATGGAAACTCACGACGAAGAATCAACGCCAAGTGCAAGCGAAAGCGGATTACAAGGCGGCAAATAATGTTGGCTCACCTGACCTTGCGGACGCTACGCTGTTGAGTGTGTACACGCCGGTTAAGTTGACAAGTTGGGACGTTGAAGTATTATAGATAGAGCCGGTAAAGCTTTGTCCTTTTTCTTTACCGGTGGTTGGTTGACTGGATTAAGCCCCCGCTGAGCGCTCCTTGCGGGGGCTTTCCTAGTATAATGGGAACCGTTATCAATAAGCCTATTGAAAGACGGTAACATTGTCTAAACTCGGATATAAAATCAGAAGTTTCTTCACGCGTCCAACGTCCCCCGCTTTGACTGAAGGGTGGACTAGGGTTAGCGGCAGTGGAACGCAAGTGATTCCACCGTATGACGCTTACGCGCAGATTTTTCCATATTCGAACGTCATTGCGGGGCGTTTCGCAACTATCATCCCTTATGCGGTTGATGCTCAGGGTGAGCGTATCAACCCGGCGCCACCGGCGCTCAAAGCATTGTACGCGCCTAATGACCAATTCTCTTGCCTTGAATTCCTGAAATTCATCGCCAATAGCATTCTCACCCAGTCCCATCTTGATATCCTGATCTGGACGAATCAAGGCGGCTACATTCAACCGGGAGGCAACATTACCACGGACAATATCGCTGGTTATACTTTCCTCCCACAAGATAGCAGACAGTGGGATAGCAGTCACACGACTTGGACGCATCGCGTCACCATGACCATTAACGGACGTTTGGAAACCCGCACTTTTACCCGGAATGAGACTATCGCGCTCAGCTATTCCGCTCACCCGCTCGACCCGTCGCGTGGCATAAGTCCCGCGCAGACCATCCGCAAGTGGGCAAACGTTGACGACATGATAGCGGATTACGAGCGTGGCTTCTTCGCCAACGGTGCCGTCCCAGCGGGCATGATGGGTATCGTATCCGCTACCGCCGATGATTTCACCCGCACCAAGAATCAGCTTGAGCAAGCATTCCAGGGAGCCGGACGCAATAACGGCGTGGTCTATAACATGATTCCCGTTGACCCGTTGAGTGGTAAACCGTCCGATACGGGGAAACTTGTGTGGGTTCCTTTCCAGCAGGCTAATAATTCGCTTGACTTGTCCAGCCTTAACGATGTGGTAAACAATCGACTTGCAAGCGCTTTGGCCGTGCCGGATATCGTGCGCGGTATCGATAATGGCCAGACCTATGCTAATGCGGAGCAGGCGGAACGCGCGTTCATTGAAAACACGTTGAAACCGTTGTGCATGACGGTGTGGGACAAATTCCAGTTCGAACTTGACCGCATTACCGGCGGACTCGGCTACGGCATTAATTTCACTTTGGACATTCCTGCGCAAACGGACGTGCGCAAGGTACAGGCCGACACTCAGGCCGTGCAGGTCGAGACCCTTATCAAGCTTATCAATGCTGGGGCGAGCGTGGAAACTGCTGTGAAGGCGTTGCATTTGCCCGACGAGTTCAATGCGTTGGAGTTGGAGCCTGCCGCACCGTCTCTTTTCGTGAAGCCGGAATCCCCGCAGGTTGTGCCGCAGATTCAGGCATCGAAAGATGATGACGTTAACACGGAACCGGTGAAACCGGACGTGGAAGAATCAACCGTAAGCAAGGCAACTAAGCTAGTCCGCAAATACTATCGTAACTTGATTGACCTTAATCTAGCGGCGCATAGTTTCGCTAAGCCAGAAGTGGACAGTGGGGAGATTCAAGCCGAACTCGTAGACGGCCTTTTCTCGGTCTATGAGTCGGAAATCGTCGCATACGCGAACTCGACAGGCAAGACGATTATTCAAGCCATGCAGGAATTAGCCAAAACTAATCCAGACATTGCCAAGATTCTTGACGCTTGGACGCCCTCACAGATTGCCCAACTTGTCGGCTGGGAGACATTGCCGGATACGTTTGAAAAGGCGTACCGCAAGCAACTGACCAAGACTGTGGCCGCTGTGACGGGTACTGCGAATAAGAGCATTGCCAAGGTTATCTCGCAAGGCATCAAGGATAAGCTAGATTACAAGGAACTTGTACATGAATTGTACGGATTGCTTGACGATGACCGAGCCGAATTGCTGGCCGGGAACGAGTTGAGGAATGCTGAACGCTTGGGCAATCTCTACAGCGCTCAAAATCTAAGCAAGAAAACCGGCGTGACCTTGAAAAAGGTCTGGCACACTAGCGGTTTGGATGCCGGTAGCGAGCAGAAGCCGTGCCCATTCTGCGAGCATATGAACGGCAAAGTGGTTGGCCTTGCGGAAAGCTTCATGGCCGAAGGTGACTCCATTGATATTGATGGTGAAACCTTCACCAATGACTATATCTCGATGACTACCGCGGCGGCGCACCCTAGGTGTCGTTGCACACAGACTTACGAGGTGGCTTGATGGAAATCAAGTGTAAGAAGTGCGGACGTTTCCTAGGTGAGACGGAACATAGCGTCCGTCTTATGCTCAAGTGTCCTAACTGCCGCGCCTACCTGTCCTATCACATCACAATGCTTAGTGAGAATCATTCTCATTAATAGTGTTAGAATCAGTGTAGAGCAATAAAGCCCCGTAAGGACGCTCCAAACGTAAGGAAAGTGAATGCAACAGACACTCACATGCGACGCGAACACTGTCAGCAGTGACGGCCACACGTTGACGTTCCTTGCCAACTCCGGTACGCGCATGACCAATGGCTACACGGTAGACCTTGCAACACTGCAAGCCCCCGTGAACGACGGCCAACTTAAGCTCGTAACCGACCTGACCGAATCTGACCGACTGACCTTGCCGCTACTGCTCGACCATATGCCGAGCATCACGGCGCAAGTCGGCATCATCGAGAAACTTTGGTTTGATGATGACGGATTAATGGCTCAGGCTCGACTAAGCGACAATGAGCAAGGCCAGAACGTGCAACAGTTGGCAAGTGAAGGAATGCTAACGAACTCTTTCAGCATCACAATCGACTTCGACAATGACCCCGACGAAAACGGTGTAATCCATAACGCCGAACTAGTCGAAATCAGCGTGGTCTATCGAGGTGCCGACAGTAAAGCCGTATTCCGTAGTCTAAACAATATTGAAGGAAAAATAATGGAACTCAAGAATAATCTCACCAAGGATGAAGCGCAATCCCTGATTGACCAAATCACGGACGCTATCAATGGACTGACCGAAAAGAACGACGACAACACCGAGCCAGAAGAGCCGGTACAGTCCAATGAGGCAGAAAATAGCAAGGAGGGTGACACCGTGGCTAATGGTCGAACCAATATCATCATCAACAGCGCGGGCGGTGCGCGTCAGTCTCTCGCCAAGACCAGTGACCCGCTGAAGGACTGGCTGAAGAGCGAGGACGCTACCAAGGCTTACGAGCAGGCGTTGTGGCGTACCGATAATCAGGGTGTGCAGGGCTTTAAGAATGCTTGGCGTGAGGAACTTGCACGCCACGCCTATGCTGACAATGCTTCTATTGATGAAGCTAGTGTTGGCAAGCTTGTCCCGACAAGCGTTATTACGGAGATTGAAGACGTTCTCAATAAGGCTAGCGAGCTGTGGCCGCTGTATCGTAAGCTTGATGTGGACAGCTTCACTGTTGGCGCTCAGCTGGCAGGCTTGACCGATGATACTCGCGCTCACGGCTACAAGGTTGCTGACTATGGTACCTCGAAGAAGACGCAGAAGTTTAATCTTGTGGAACGTAAGCTTGCCGCCGATTTCGTGGTGAAATATGCAGTACTTAACAAGGGCGATATCCGCCGCACCGACAAGCCCGGCGCACTCGTCAAGTATCTGCTGGCCGAAATGCCGAACTACATTCTGCACGCGATCGACCGTCAGATTATTCTTGGCGGCTATACCGACCTTGATTTCTTCCGCTCCGTGCAGACCGACGCTAAGGACACTTCCAGCGAGTTCGCGGGGAAGAATTTCGTTCTGAGCGCGGCCGAGGGTACTCGTGCTAATCTCGTGCTTGATGTGGTTGGCCTTGCATCCAAGATTACCGCCACCGGTACCAAGGTGCTCGTGCTCAGCCCCGATACCAAGGTGGATATTATCACTGCGGCTGATGGTATTGGCCGTCCGCTCGTCGGCTACGGTAATGATAATCTCGCCGCCTACCTTGGCGTGGATAAGGTTATCACCCCGGATTGGTGGACTGATGCGGACGACGCTACGACCCGTGCCGTGATTATCGTTCCGGAAGCCTATGGCGTTGTTGGTGACACGTCTATCAGCGCTTTCACTAATTTTGCGCTGAAGACTAATGAGCAGGAATACCTGAGTGAAATCTTCGCTGGTGGTGCTCTGACCAAGGTCAAGAGTGCCGGTATTCTGACTCCGAAGGCTGGCGCCTGACGATAAGTGACGGGGGTAGGGTTACGACTCTACCCCATCTCGTTTTTAAGGATTAGATATGACTAACATTTATGCTCACCTTGCGGACGGTGACGCGCCAAAGAATCAACATATCACCGAAGTAAGTTTCGTTGATAACTCCGGGAAGAACATTAACTTCAGTGCCCAACTGGATGATACCGGAAACGCGTTGGCAAATCTTCGTAAGCTTACCAAGTTGCAGAGTGACGCGGGACTGGCTGACGTTATCACCACCGTGAACGCGATTCTTGAAGCCATCAAGTCCAATGCGTAACAGGTAGAATAGTAGGGGTATCCCAATGTGGGGTGCCCCTTTTCGTATATTTGGAGGAAAAATGTCTTTTATCCCGATTGAGAATATTGGCGGTGAGAACGCTCGTAAATGGTTGCCGACTATACTGCCCGCATTGCAGAAACTTTTATGTGGCGCAATGGTGTCTCAAGCTACCGGAGCCAACCCAGCTATCGTGAGTGAAGATGGTCAAACAATTGTTCTAGCCGCATGGTATAGCAGTATTACCAGAGTGACGGTTAACGATAATCCAGTCGCATTCACATTCAATCCGACTGTGGGCGACATGGATTACACTACCGGCCAAATCGAACAAATGTACGGCAACACGCTCACCCTCGAAACCAAGGCAGAGCCGGGCACTGTAGTAACCGTCGCAGGAACATACGGTTTCGATACCCTCCCGGCTAGTCTGCAATCTGTGTTGTCCGGTATGGCCAGTGCAATGCAACGACATGCGGACGAAACGGATGTAATCACCAGCAAGAGCATCGAAGACGTTAGCGTGTCCTACCAACGGAACACAGCCACCGACACGCTCACTCAAGCAATCCAACCATATCTAACCGTCATTAACATGTGGAGTCTCTGCGATAAGCCGTTAGGCGTCGGAGGTATCGCGACACCCAACACACTGCCAGTAGTGCCGTATTGGATTGGGGACGGTGATGGCCTTGGATTGTAATCCATTCAAACTTTTTCCCGACCAAGTGGAAACCGTCGAACTATGGAAGTATGCGAGCAGTGAACGAAACAACAAGAAGCTAGCGGACGTACACGCGATAATCAAACGTTCAACCAACTCCGACGCGTTCGGAGACTATGGTGTACGTATCGCCACTCGCCGATTCCACCTGCAAGCCGAAGACATACCAGCAGACCTACGCGACCCCGACATGCTATTAGACCTGATAGTCAAAACCAAAAACCGAGCGTTCAAAATCACTCAAGCAAGCCAAGGTGACGACATGACCACCGGGGAAACCCGATTCATCACAGTCTACGCGCAACCCTACGGAAGGAGCACACTATGAGCCTACAAGTCACAATCAATAAAAGCGTGTATGAGCAAGGCCGTCAAGCCATGCGCAACGGGCTAGCCCACATGCTCACAGATATCCACAAGGATGCAGTAACCAACGCGCCAATCGGCAAAGCCCCCGAAGACAAACACCCCGGACTATTGAAAACTTCAGGCCGTTTCAAACTCCAAGGAATGAAAGGCTATGTCTCCTTCGGTGGAGGCAGAGTCCCATACGCCAAACGCCGAGAATACGAAAACCATCGACACCCCGGCACAAGACTCTACCTACATCGTGCAGTAGCTAAAGCCCAAGCACACGCGGACAACTATTTCCAAAGGATACTAAAATGATTGAACTGGCAGTAGCATTAGACCTACAAGAACACGGCTTCGGCATCTATGGGGAAACCATCTTCGTAAACGAAAGCCCCATATTAGACACGGGCGCAGTCAGCAGTAAGGATGGCATCTGGATAACCTCAACCACCGTAAGCAACGGCAACGGGCATTACACTGACCAACTCACCATAAGCACACGCTTCTACGATGTAATCCGACAAGGCGAATACCTCCTAAAACTCATGGAATACATCAACACGCAACTAGTAGACCAATGCACGCTAAGCTGTCAACCCGAAAGCCCAATAGTCTACAATAAGCTCACCATAAGCCCCGCAAGCAGTATAGACCTAGACGCGGTAGACAGTGAAGGCCATTATGTGAAAAGCATCCACTTCACCATCACCTACCCACTCCCAGACTTAAACGGGGTAAAAGTGATAAACTAGGAACTAAGCAGAAAATGATAATCATTCTCAATAAGGAGTAACACAATATGGCCACCACAGACTACAGTCTAATCGGCAAGAAAACCGTATACATCGGTCAGGAAGAATTTGCGCCCGAACTCGTCGGCTCCGATGGTATCACCATCACACTCACCCCGAACACGGTGGATGTGGAGTCTCAAGCCGGAACCATTAGTGTTCCTACCGGAACCTATAGCGAGATCAGCGCCACTATTCCACTCATCATCCCAAACATGGCAGTGCTTGGCCGCATCTTCCCAAGTCTTGCTACCAAGGGCACGGCAGGAACCAAGGTCACGTTCGGTGCGGGTGAATGCTCCGCCATCACTAGCGAGCCTATCGTGATTCACAATACTTGTGACGCGGACAGTACGAACGACGTGTATATCCCGGCCGCCCTGATTCAGAACGGTGGCGAGTTCACCATCGGTAGCACGAGTGACCCGGTGACTATCGAACTGAACGTTACCATGCTCCCTGACGAGAAGGGTTACGTTAACTTCGGTTGCTCCGACCCGTCGAAGCGCACTAAGTATGACCCGGAACAGCAGAAGTACGTTGACGTGGCGGACTCGGGAAAAGCTAACACCGTTCAGGAGTAAGGAGACTAAACCATGTCTGAAATCGTCACTATCGATACTCGCGAACAAACAGAGGAACACACTTTCAAACTGATTACCTCCAACAATCCCGAAGGCATGGTGTTCACCGTTAACCCGATGGGCGCGGGCACTTACCTCAAGTTCATGGACAAGGTGAAAACGCTTCAAGCATTGAACGCTCAGGACATGAGCAGTAAGCAATTGCTGAAGATTCAAAACGACTTGTGCAATCTGCTTATCCCACTCGTCTCCCCGACCGACGAGTTTAAAACGTGGGCTGAGGAGGCGGAACAGAAATACCCGCTAGCATACCAGCAGGTTATGCGTCAGATTATGCGTTTCGTGTTCGGCAAAACGTATTTCTAAATTGGGGGTAGTCAATGACGGTGCATAAGGTCATTGACGATTTTACGCCGGAGCAGTTAGCAAAGCTTAAAGCCATGAAACAGGCTGAGAGCAAGTCTAAGGCTTCGGCGTTTTTTCGTGATGATGAACTACTACTGGCCGAGTTCGGCAAATATTACGGTTGGCAGGCTGTCCGAGACGTGCTAGCTGACGAGGTGAGTTACGAGACTTTCATAGCCTTATTGAACGCTGGGCGGAGTCTCGCAATCCGTGACCGCATACTACACGTTAATGACATGTATGTTGCGGTTGGAGCGTCACAAGCAAAAAAGGGAGACAAGGTGTTAAAGCAATACGTGAAGCAATTGGAACGGAGTATGTGATATGGCGCAAGCGGGTGAAATTCGTTTCGATGCCGTTATAGACACTAGCGGCTATGAAAAAGGCGTGAAGGACATCCAGAACGCCACAGACGATATTAAAGAATCAGCGGAGAAGGCGGACAAGGCCACCGAAGACGTTGGTAAGAACGGTGGTAAGAACGCGCCAAGTATTAAGGACGCGTTCAGTAAAACGTTCGACGGGATTGGTGAACTTGCTGACGGGCTAGGGTTGAGTCTGCCTAGCAAGCTTGTGAAAGTCGCGAGTATTGGTGGCGCTCTTGCCGCTGTTGGTGGCGTGTTCAAGACTGGTATTGACACGGCTATTAGTCAGATTGATGTGCAAGGCACTTTGGACGCCCAGTTAGGTAAGGGTAGTGTGGCCGCACAGAATGCTGGCAAGGTAGCTGGAGAACTCTACCGTCAAGGCTGGGGGGAAAGCTTGGAAGACGTGGCTAATGTCGCGTCTAACGTCAGTTCTGTGATTCGTGGTATCGGTGAGGGTGATTTGAACACTGTCACGAAGGCTACGGAAGTGTGGGCGCAAACGTTCGACGCGGACGCGGGCGAAAGCGTGCGTGGCGTAAAAGTGTTGATGGAAAAATTCGGTTTGAGCGCTCAGGATGCCACCGACCTTATGACCAAAGGTATGCAAAACGGCTTGAACTATACGGACGAACTCGCGGATAATCTGAGCGAGTATGGTGGCCGGTGGGCTGAAGCCGGAACAAGCGCGCAAGAATATTTCTCACTGCTTCAGGCTGGCGTGGATAGTGGAGCCTACCAATTGGACAAGGTGGGCGACTTCCTGAACGAATTTCTAACCTCACTTACGGACGGTCGTATAGAGCAGAGTATTGGAGAGTTCTCGAAGGGCACTCAGGACGTTTTCAAAAGTTTCCAGGACGGTAAGGCCACTGCGGAAGACGTGTTGAATGCGGTCATTGGTGAGATGGGCACCATGACCGATAAAACCAAGGAAGCTAGTCTAGCGTCAACGCTTTGGTCTAGTCTTGGTGAGGATAACGCGCTTGGCATGATCGAAGCTCTCGGCAACGTGCCTAATTCTTATGAGAATATTAAGGGCGCGACCGATGAGGCGGCAGATAGCACTATGGGCATCGGTCAACAGTGGGAAGCGTTCAAACGCACTATGGCCGGTACACTGGGTGACGCGTTCACACCATTTGTTAAGGAATTCCTAGACGGTTTGACTGACATGACGGGGAAGTTTACCGACTTCGTGAACAATACCGATTGGAGTGGGTTAGCCAATATTCTGGGTAGTGTTGGTAGTGTTGTCGGCAAGGCGTTCGAAGCAGTCGGCAATTCAATCCAGCCAGCGCTTGACCTCCTGAAAGCATTTTCCGATTGGTTTAGCGCGAATAGCACGTGGATTGTTTCAACACTTGTTGGTATCGGTGCCGGTTTTGCCGTGTTCAAGACAGCGCAAATCATTAGTACCGTGGTCGGTTTTCTTCAGTCGTTCAGTCTTGCGGAGACTGCCGCTACGGTAGCGCAATGGTTGTTTAACGCGGCTATGGCGGCTAATCCGATGGTGTTGGTTATCACGCTATTGGCGGCGCTTGTGGCTGGGTTGGTTTACTTTTTCACGCAGACTGACGCGGGTAAGCAAGCATGGCAGGACTTCTGTCAGACCATGCAAGACTTGTGGCAAAATCTGTGCGACTTCTTCCAAAACATTTGGGATAACATTACTAAGTTTTTCACGGACGCTGGGACGAACATTCAAAACGCGTGGAATGCTGTCACTGATTGGTTTAGCGGTATCCCCGGCAGAATCAAGGGTTTCTTCAATGATATTGGCGCATGGTTCGGTAGCAAGTTCCAAGAAGTCAAGGACGCTATAGTCAACCGTTTCAACGCGGCTATTGATTTTATCACGGGTATCCCCGGTAGAATCAAGAACTGTTTCAATGGGTCTGTGAACTGGCTGAAGGACGCTGGCGGCAATATTGTTCGTGGTCTTTGGAATGGTATCAGTGACATGTTCGGTTGGGTGCGGAGTAATATTCTTGGCTTCGGTGGCAATATCGTCAAGTGGGCTAAGCAAGCGTTGGGTATTCACTCCCCGTCGCGAGTCATGGCCGAAGAGGTCGGCAAGTATATTCCTTCCGGTATCGAAATGGGTATCAAGGCTAACACTAGTGGTTTGATGGACTCGTTGGACTCGTTGAGTTTGGATATTGTGGACGCGGTTAAGGTGCCGACTACTACTACTGCATCACTGCCGGTGTTTGACAGTTCTGCCAGTGGTGTCACGTCTGCGATTCCGCAGACTAGTATTGTTATTCAGAGTATGCAGGTGCGTTCTGATAATGATATTCGTCTGATTGCTCAGGAATTGAACCGTTTACAGAAGCGTGATATGCGGAGGGCGTGAGTATGGTTGATGTTTACTACAACAATGTGAGCCTTGCCAATCTGTTCGCGGCTGATGGTATGACATTGTGGATTGAGGATATTACAGGCCGTGGTCTGCTGAGTCCTGATGTTACCGGAGTGGATTATAAGGGTGGTGACGGCGGCAGGTTCGTGAGCCGTCGCCTGCCGGTGCGTGAGATTACCGTCTCTTTCGCCATGTTCGCTTGCAATCTGCTTGACATGCAGGCAAAGCTGACCCATTACCTTAATATCGAGCAACCGAGCACTATCCGCTTCAGCGACCAAACCGGATACTATACCGGTATTGTTTCATCGGTCAGCCTGTCCGACGATAAGCCCACCTATTGCAGAGGCGAGTTCGTGTTTAGTTGCTATAATCCGTACCGTTACGGCGAAGCGCAACAGGTTGATTTGGCGGAGACAATCAGCATCGATACAAATTGCACTATCCTGCCAGTCTTAACGTTCACGGCTACCGGCAAGCCGTCAATCACGGTCAACGGCGAAACACTGAGCATCGACAAGACGCTAACGGGTGGCGTGATTGACAGTCAGCATAATCAGGTCATGGACAACGGTAATAACCTGCTTGTGGCCGAAGTGTCCGGCATATTCCCCCGCCTGCGTGATGTGAATCACATCGAAACCGAGAACATCAGCGGCGGCCAGTTCCGCTATCTCATGAGGTGGTTATAAATGCAGGCTAGTGAGGTTGCATATCTTTTCGGCTTGGACGGTAAGCCGATTCGCGCGGTAAACGACGTGTCCGAGTGGACTGTGGACGAGCGTATCGACTCAACAAACCGGCTTATCGTTGACACGTCGCTGGCCGAAGCACGCGACATCGTGAGCGACATGGAGCTAGTGTTTAATGGTCGGCGGTATGTGGTGACTCAGGTTGACCGGGCGCGTGGCGATGGTATCGCGGAACTTACCGCGGACGAATGCCAGTCGGAAATGGCCAACATCGAGTTGGAGACTTACAAGTGCGAAAACCTACGCTTCGCGGATGCTGTGAGTAAGGTGCTTGAGCCGACCTTGTGGACGGTCGGAACCATCGAAACAGACCGGCGCGTGTACGCCGATTTGCAGGGCAAGAAGGTCACGGAACTGTTGCAATGGTTGGCGAATCTTGCCGACCTGCGTTTAGCGTTCGACTCGTACAACCGCGTGGTTGACTTCCTCCGGCCGTTGCCCTCTGAGCCGTCCCGCGTATTCACGTACGGCGATAATCTGGACGACATCAAAAAGACGGAGACCCCTCCCACGTGTACCGTCCTGCACCCGGTCGGCGCTAACGGCCTGACCGTGCGCGGCGTCAACAATGACAGCGAACTAGTGGAAGACTTCGGCTGGTACGTGAGTCTTGGCCTGAGTGAGACGGAAGCACGCAAGCGTTACACCAAACGTCAGGAATGGCAGGATGAACGCTACACGGTAGCCGCCAACCTGCTCGCGGATGCGAGGAAGAAACTTGCTGTTACAGCGTATCCGACTATCTCGTATGACCTAACCGCGGTTGATGATATCAAAGGACTTCGCTTGGGGGAGATTGTCGCCGTGTGGGACGAGCCGTTACAGGCAAAGGTGGTCACGAAGGTCTCCGTTATCCATCATAGTAGCGGCCATGATGACGATAGCGTGACGTTGGATTATGTTCCGCCGTCCTTCACGATTGCCACGGATACCCTGTCAGGCGACACGGATAACACCGAGCAGGAGTCTGTGTTTCAGGCTTTCACGATGGATGATTTCACGCTCGGTAGCACCGCGCAGAGGGTGCTCCCCGTGCAATTGGACGTGTATGCTGACACGTGGCTTGAGGTGTACGCCTGTCTTAATGTCAAGACCACGACGGCTGGCGAGCTGGACGGGTATTGGCTGTTGAATGGTGAGAGGGCGGGTGCTCGTATCCAGCAGGCTTGCGAGGTCGGTTGGGTGACGATTGGTTTGCCGTTCTTGATTACTAACGTGTCGGCCAATGATTCGCTGACGCTTGACTTGTACCTGTCGCATACTGGGGCGGGTAGTATCGCTAAGAACGATGGTCAGGTGTTCATCCGTGCTCGTGGCGCTTATGGTGGCGTGAGCAATAAGCGTCCGGATACGCGCGTCGTGGATGCCGTCAGCCGTTTCATGGGCTCGTTGCGTAACGTGTCCGATTTGGCTACTGTCTCGTTCCCCGAACTGTACAAGCTTCCTGTATCTGATTCCGTTGCGCGTTTCATGGGGCCGTTGCGTAACGTGTCGGATACGCTTCAGCCGTTTGTCTGGCTTTCGGATGATAAGCACACTATAAGCGTGTCTAATGCTGATGATGGCGACGTGTTCACGCTTGCGAACGATGATTCGTCTTGGACTGTTGGGATGCCGCCCGTGGTTGACGGGTCTACGAGTCTGGACGTTTCCGCAGTGTCGGGAGTTCCAGCGGGCACGTACAAGCTGACAATTGTAGAATTGGGTGTAGGCGTTACCGTTACGATTTAGGAGGATACAATATAATGGCGGTTGATTTCGTGTCACGTGTGGACCCTGATTTTAAGGTGCACGGTCACGTGAAGGTGGAAGTACGGAATATTGATGGGAGTCTCGCGCAGTGCGAGGAACACGACAATTATGTGAGCCCGTTTGTTTATGGTGCGTTGCGTAAGGTCACGAACAGTCGTTTCATGCAACTGGAGCACGTTGATGCAACTGATACTAAAGTGGCTACCGACCTTGCCTATATCGGCGGTATCTACATGAGCAAAGGGCTTAACACCGGCCTGACGTTGACGGATTATTCTGGCGTGGCGAACGAGCGCGAGCGTGTAATCCACGGTAACGCGTTGGCTTTTGGCGGGTATGGTGCGAGCAGTAGCGACACTAATAAGGGTTCGTTCAACCCTCTCGAAAGCTATCAGAAGGCGAACTCGCAGCGTTTCGTCTATGATTTCGCTACCAATCAGGCGAACGGCTCGTTTCAGAGCGTGTACACCACCATGCAGACCAGTGATTTCGACTACATTTACAGCGGCGGACTGCTGTATAAAAATGTGAACTTTAGCAAAGGTATCGTTAACGATGGTAAGACGCTTATTTACCAGTATGCGGGTGGCGTGACTTTTGTGACAATTGATGAGTTTATCAATTGGATTCAGGGCGGTGCCGCGATTTTTACCGACCATCCTTTACGTGAGTTCAGTGATTTTTCGCGTATCGCGCTCCGGCATGGCGAGTTATGGTGGACATGTTATGACCTGTACGTGTATCATGCTCCTCTCTCCGATTTGGCGAACCCGACGAAGGTCACGACGGGTAATTATGTGTATTCGGTTTGCTGGCATCCTAAGCGTGACACGTTCTTCACCGTCGAAACAGTATCGGGTACGAATAAGCTTGTCGAACGTTCCACGGCTTTCGCACAGCTTCGCATGTTCACTATCCCAGATACGCCCAGTAGCAATACCGATTTGACCGCCTTGCCTGAAGAGGATTCGATTATCATCGGCGGGCGTGTGTTCGACATTGACGATAACGCGAACGTACTGCAACCCCGGCAGAAATGGTTTGGCTCTTACGGTACTGCGTATTCGACTTTTCATGGGTGTTTCATGGGTGATTTCCTGCTCGATAACTATTACCTTGGTCTGGACTTGGGCACGCAGTACTTCAGCCGCGCACGCTTGGATAACCCCGTGACCAAAAACAGTCGGCAGACCATGAAGATAACCTATGATTTCACCATGCCTGCTATCGAATGGGACGCGTGATGGGGACGGCTGTTATTTGCGCGATTCTCGGCAGTCAGACGGTGACTATTATCGTGCAATGGGTGTTGAATAGAATCGATGCGAAACGCAACCCATTACGCGAGGGTGTGAAAGAACTCTTGTTCTGCAAGCTGAAACAGTTTGACGAACAGCGGGAGCATAACGGTTTCGTGCCCATCGCGGACAAGGAAACAGTCGAACGCGTCTACACAGCCTACCATGCTTTAGGTGGTAATGGTGTGGGCACTGAAATAACTAACAAGATTCGTACTTGCGCAAGCAGTAGGGAGGGAAAATGAAACAAAAGCCGAAACATAAGCGGTTTAAGCGGAGCATGGTCAAGCCGGTTGCCGGTTTGGCGTTGAGTGCGACTATCATGCTTTCGCCTAGCGTGGCGTTGGCGAACATGAATGGAGTGGACGTGAGCGGATGGCAACCCGCGAACATTACGCGCATCGTTCCAGGTGACTTCATGATTGTGAAGGCCACGGAGGGTGTGAATTTCACTAACTCTCATTGGGTGAGTCAGATCACGGGTGCGATTGAGACGAATAAGGTTCATGGCCTGTATCATTATGCGGACGGTGGTAACGCGATTGCGGAAGCCGACTATTTCGTGAACACTATCGGCTCGTATGTTGGCCGTTCCATGCTCGTGTTGGACTGGGAGAGCTACCGTAACGCGTCATGGGGTAACGGTAATTGGGTTCGCGAGTGGGTTAATCGCGTGCATGATCGTACTAGTGTCTGGCCTGTGGTTTATGTGCAAGCGTCCGCCGTGTGGCAGATTCCGCAAGACGTGCGCGCCCACTGTATGCTGTGGAAAGCTCAGTATGCGAGCAATGCCGTCACTGGCTATCAGTCTCAGCCGTGGAATGCTGGCAGTGCTGGCGAGGGTATGTTGCAATACACGTCTCACGGTATGTTGAGTGGCTATAATGGTTTCCTTGACCTTGACTTGTTCTTCGGGGATAAGACCGCTTGGGGTCGGATTGCCTGTGGTGAACGTAGTGGGTGCGTGCCTAATTCGTTCGCTAATACTGGCACCATAACGACGGTCATGCATGACACACCGAACACCACACCTAACGGTGATGTGAATCAGATGGCGAACGACGTTATCGCGGGCAGATACGGTAATGGCGCGACACGCAAGGCTTTACTGGGCGGCTATTATGATTCGGTCATGAGGATTGTTAATAATCGTCTTGGATGCGGTACGGCTCAATCCTCTGCGCAATGCGTTTACGTCCAGTCTGGTGATACGTTGAGTTCGATTGCCTCCCGTTATGGTGGCAGTTGGAATGAGTGGACGGGCTACCGTTCCGGTAATCCGAACATCATTTATGCTGGTGAGCGTGTTTGCCGTCGCGGGTCTAGCGTTTACACTGGGGGAGCACGTCGTTATACCGTCCGGTCTGGTGACACGTTGAGCGGTATCGCGGCGCGATATAAGATTAATGTGAGTCAGATTAAGGGCTATCGTTCGGGTAATCCTAACGTGATTTATCCGGGCGAGACCTTGTATTGGTGAAAGGGTGATTATGGATATTACGCAGGCTGAGACTATTGCTGTTGCTATCGTCGGTTTGGTCGCTCCCGTGTTCGTGCAGGTTGTTAAACCTATTCTGCCGGATAACATGACCGCCTTGTTTAGTCTCGCGGTCAGTGTCGTGCTGGGCATGTTGGCTATCGCGGCTGTTGGCGGGTTCAACCACGGTTACACGTGTGGTGTTCTCCTTGTTGCTGTGATTGGTGTGTCGCAGACGGTTTACACTGCTGTTAATCAGGTGATGGGCGGCAAGCTCGGCAAAACGTTTGTTGACGAAAATAAGTTGGCCTAGTATAATGTGAAGTGCTGAAAGTTTTGGCGATTGACTTTTAGTGCTGTCATTGATAAGCCGCACGGTTTCCTTTCACCGTGCGGCTTCTCCTTTTTTAAATGTCTTTCAACCCGCCCCACGTTTGCACTGGGATGCTTTCAGGTCGTGCGAATCCTGAAACGATTAATCCCAGTCGTTCGGCTTCTTTCACGTTCTCATGCACCCAACCGTGGCAACCGGTGGTACCTGACCCGCAGAGGGTTATGAGGTTCGAACTGGAATGCATTCCAGCATAGGGGTGCGATCGTAAGCGCCGGTGGTGGATGGAGTAGCCGAAGGGCGTGTATCTTATGTCCCGCCCGCATCTTACACACCGGTAGTGGTCGCGTTCCAACACGAGTTGGCGGGTTTCTTCGGTCGGGTTTTTCTCTTTTGGTTTGCCTTCTTTCGCTAGCATTATTTCTCCGATTGCTCCACGCAAAATTCTGCTAATTGCGCGAGTGCAACCCCCAGCATGGCGTAGCTTTCCTTGCTGAGGGTTGCGGCTTCACCAATCGTGTAGGTTTGTTTTTCCTTATTGGTGGTGTAGCGTAGTTTTTCTTCCACCATTGAGTCGGCTAGTTCAACGCTGACATGCATAATAAATTCTGGCATGTTTTTCATTTTGTTTCCTCCCTTGGTTGAAATGATGCGACTTGTTCGCCTTCATCATCAAAAATTGTTGCGACGACTCCGTGTTCCGCTGATTTTCTTGCCGTGGCCACGGCTTGCCTGAATGTGACGCATACATAATCGACGCCGTTGAATCTTACTACATACATGTTTTATTCCTTTCAGTTGGGTGCCCCGCCCTTGCGGGCGGGGCGGGTGGTGTCAGTCGCAGAGTTCTTCAATCTGTGCTTTATATGTGGTGTCATAGCTGGTTTCATGGAACTTGTTGACACGTCCGAACGTGAAACCGTATTTGCGTTCACATTTGCGACGGATTGAACGGAGAATGTTCTTTGTTTCCACCGCTTCACTGTAGAACGTGTAGAAGGCGTCAAGTTCCGGGATGTCGATGGTTTGTTTTCCGTCGAAGTAGTTGATGTTGATTGTTGCGGTGGTCATTTTGATTTGTCCTTCCTTGCTTGGTTGATAGTTTTATAATACATCACTTGGTTATGCGACACGCCGAGCGTTCGACAAACACGCCCCAACACATCGGATACTTCAGCGGCACCAATCGGGATACGCGATAATCAGCGCCATACCGTACTTCGGCAAGTCGCATGATAAATTGGTGGGCTCGCTCACGACCTTGGGCAACCCTCTTGTCGTACCCACGCTTACGTTTAACCCAACCGTCGGCGGTACGCTCGTACACCTCCCAGACGACCCCGATTGCGGAGTAGTGCGCCATCACCTTATAGTCATAGGCGTCAACGTTCTTATACTTCATTGCATCCTCCCTTAATACATTTCCGCAATATGACGGGTGAACGCGCATACGCTCACTGCCGTGAGATAGCCACGTAATCCCGTCTTCCTCGCCATGAGGAGCCACACGGGGAAAGTGATGAAGGGAGCGAGACACCAACCGCATGTGGCGAGATTTCGTAGACTGTCAGCCTGTAATGCCTCGTGTGTCTGCCCCTTCGCATCATACTGCGCTTCGATCGTATTGCAGGCTTCCAGCCATGCTCTGCGCGCCTGTTGCAGACCATGCCCGAAACCGTCCGTGAGCTGGACGCAAGTGTTGAGGTATCCGGCGACTAGTCCGGCCTGCACTGCCTTGTTCATTTCTTTGCTCCTTTGCGGTAGGTGTAGAGTGCCGCCAACATGCACGCGACACCGATAATATTAATTAAGTTCATGTTTTCGTTCGCGGATAGCACGATTCCGAAGAGAAAGAGTATCGCTACGAATCCGTCTGTTTTCTTCATTTTATTGTCCTTCCTTGTTTGGTTGATAATTACATAATACACTATTTGCGGACACGGCACGCCGAAAATAAAAAAAGGGAACCAACGAAATTCATTCGTAGATTCCCCTTTTATCAGCGAGAGCAATACGCTAAGCACTGCACCTCAAGCTCATCCACATAACGATAACACACACCGTCAAACACGAAAAAAGGCGCGCTAGAATACTTGTGAGCCTTGCGCAGTGTCCAATATCGGCTATTGCCCGGCTGGACGACCATTAGAGCAAGCATCACGCCGGTTTTCTTTTTGATTCGCACCGTCATTTTCCGTAGTTCGTCAATCAACTCACGGTGTTTGCATCCCGCGCAATCATCAAACACCGCGTAGATCACACGTCGTGAAATGCTCACCACTCAACACCTCCCAGTTTTTGCAGTTCGTCAATGAGATGCAACGTCTGCAATTCTTTTGTCTCCTGTGCTTCGATTTCACTTGCAACACTCCGCCGCTCTACCGCGAACACCTCATGTTGCAAACTGCCATAAACCCGGTCGTCAAACATGATGAAGAAAACCGTCTGCAAGTCTGGGTTGACGACGAAATACTGTAACACTTGCGTCTGATACTGCTCTGGGATGAAGTCGAACTCTCGACGCGGTTCAAGAACCTCCGGGAACAGTTTGAGAGACAACGAATACAATTCGGCTCGTTGGTCGTCTGACGTTTCCGAATCGTTGAGCATCTGGAACACGCGGAACGGAATTACCGTCTGCAAATGGTATTTCGTGCCCAGGCTTTTCGCTTCGAACGCGAACGTTGGCGGGTATGGGATGCCGTTAATGTCGATTTGCGGCTTGGCGTAAGCGTCGGGGCTGACCGCAATTCGGTCATCCGCATTGCTCACCCACATTCCGGCATCGAACTCGACAATTTCGGGGGAAATGTCAAGTTTATCGCACGCCATCATGATATTGGTGTTTTCCAATCGGTGGCCGCGTTCCATTGGCGGTTCCCCGTCCGGCTGTTCCGCAATCATATCGGCAAGCAACTGCCAGAAATCGAGGTTGACTTTCAACCGTTCGTTATCTCGTTTGGCTTGTTCGGCTTTCTCTCTGTATTCTTCGGCCTTTTCTTCGGTCTTTGCTTTGTCTGCCATGGCTTCGAGCTTGGATACGTCCTTTTGGGCGTAATGTTCGAGGGAGAGTGTTCCGGCTTTGGTGCCAGTGATTTTGCCTATTCGCGCGTCTAACCATGCTTGCGTATCCTGTGCTTGGGAAACGTTTAAAATCTTCATTTTAGTTTTCCTTCCTTACCGGTAATCCGTCTTCCGTGGTGGCGAGCATGTATGCTTTCAGCAGTGTGTCCGCTATTTTTTGACGTCGTGCGGGGGGAATACGCCGGAACTTGGTTTCCCAATGCGCGACCTGACATTGCCGTACCCCGTACATTTGCGCCATTTCCCTTTGGCTGATACCGAACACGTTGCGTAGATATTTCAACCGTTCGCTATCGTCCAATGAGTCAAGATACGTATTCCGATTGTTGACGGTACGCAGGTTATTCTCATGGTCGATGGTGAATAGGTTGCCGTTTTTTGACTGGATCAATTGCGCGTAAATGTCTTCTTTAATCCTGTATTCTCTGTCCCCGGCGACGGTTTTGAACGTGATGGGCATGGCACCCGGCCATAGCGTGAGTCTCATTTATCCTCTTTCTCTTCGTCGTAGTGGACGTAGGCGATTCCGTTACCAGTTTTGAATTGTCCTCTTACGATGTTTTTGTAAATCGTCGGTTCGATTCCAGCCAAGTAGAGCAAGTCTAGTGCGTCTTCTCTGGAATTTGGGTAGATTGCGATCTGCGGCGTGTAGTCTTTCAACTCAATGTCCGGCGACTCCGCGGCCACTTCGTCAAGCTGGGCTAGCGTCTCTCTGAGGAATCTGACGTATTGGCCGAGGGTTATTGTGTCTTTCATTATTATTCCTTTTCGGTGGGGGCCCCGCCCTTGCGGGCGGGGCGGGGGGG